CTTATTTTTTTTTACTTATTTTTTTAATTTCTTTATTTTTAATTTCTTTATTTTTAATTTCTTTAGTTTTTTTTTTAATTTTTAACTAATATATGGATATTTATTTATAACCATTTATTGTTAGTAAAAAGATTAATTGTTAAGATTGTTTTAGTAAAATTTTCATTATTTTACCATATATTTTGTGCACTTAAATTACCAGTTCAAGTGATTCCTTTTGCATTTTTATGCAAAACACATAATTTGGTAAGAATATGTGGAAATTGTTCTGCAGGAATTCAGAATTAATTTCTAGTCCATTATTATTGCCATCGGATTACTACCCGTTTTATCCCAAGAGAGTTACCATTTCTTGTATGGGATTTTTTGTTTTTTTAGGATATTGGATTATTAAATTAAAAATTCAATTTTTTAATATAATAATAGTTCATTTGGACATCCATTTGGATGGTAAGGATCAGTTGTAGGAAATATTTGATTACAAATCCAGCACCAATTTTGAAAACACAATTTACATGTCATATGATTACATCCTTCATTTTTTTCAATCGGAATTTTACAGTTAGGGCATGGTTTTGATGTATTTAAAATTAAATCCATTGATTCTTGATCAATATCACCATTACAATCATAATCAAAATGATATTTTTTTCCACATTTATAACAAAAATTTTTATCACAATTGCAGTTTATACATTTAACATAATTATTATTATCATTATACTCATTTCTTTTTTTAATAAAAAATCCTTCTTGATAAATACAATTTTCATTTGTACAATAAAATACTTTTACATTTGCATTTGGATCATTTGATATACGACGAATAATTTCTTTTTTAACTAAATTATGATATTCAATATATAATTTAAATCTTTCTCCTTCCAAAATTACTAATTTATCAGTAATTGATGAAATAAATTTTCCATGAGATACAAGAGAATGTTGAATTTTTTTAGATTTAGAATTTATAAAACGTGGAGTAATAACATCAATATTAGTTCTAACTGGAAAATAAAGATTTAAGGAATATTCGTCAAATGATCCACCTTTAATTTTTTTAATATTATTTGTTGTTAATACTTCATTAGATTTAGATAGTATTGGAACAAAAATAATATCATGAAATATAGTAGTATGAGGTGATTCTATTGAAGCTTTTAAAGCATTAAAAATTTGTAATGAACTATCCTGTTTTATTGATATTCTTCTACTAAGAAGAAGTGAAATATAATTTTGTTCAGGTTCATCTCCTGTTAATGAACATACTTTTATTTTCTTATTACTAACATTTTTAATATTTGATTTAATTATTCTTGGATCAAAATTTAATTGATGGTTTATTGTTAATAATTTATGATAACCTGAATTTCTAAATCCAGCAATTGCTACATTATATCTTCTAACTAATATTTTTATAGAATTACTTGGCATTTTTTTATAAATATCATTACCAATATAATTATTTAGAATAAACTTAATATTAGATAATTTACTGTCATTATTATTTTTTAAAAATAATTTATCAAGTTCTTTTTTATTATCATTAAATTGTTCCCATTCAAATTCTAATGTATCAAAATGAACATATAATAAATTATTTTTTCCAAGTAATCTGTGTTTATTTACTTGAGAATTATATTTACTAGATAATTTATTTTTGTCTTGTGATGATAATAATTCTAAATTATTTTTTGCAATATTAATTTCAGTAAGAGTCTTTATTAATTTATCATTAACTGATAATGAAGATATTTCTTTTTTATTTAACTCATATGGTGAAATTTCATTAGAAATACTATTAAATGATGTATCTAAAACTAGAGAATTCATGTTTTAATTACTAGGAAAATTATGATCTAATTTTATATAATAATAATCTGTTATTTATTTATATTTCAATTTTTTATTGAAAAATATATAAATTTTAATATTTTATATTTTGTGATTATAAGAATGATACTATTATTTGTTGTATATCATTTATAAATATACTATTTAGTATATTATTATTATTTATTGATCCATCTAAACAACTAATATAAATTAAAAATAATAAATAATTTCTTCTTCTTTGATAATTTTTAAATAATATTTGTAATCTATTTGAGGCATATTGTAATGCTAATTTATTATTTTTAATAGCTTCTAATACTATTTCTCTATTATCTTGAATTCTAGAAGACGCATATAATAAAGCAGAAAAAGTTTCTTCAAATTTAAATTGATTCTTCTTTCTTTTGATAGCACATAAAACAATTTTATCATCGTCACGTAATCTCATTGAAGCATGTTTTAACGAATAACTATAATATTCAACGGCTTTCATTACAACTTCTTTATTATCACGAAGTCTTTCTGATGCATAAAATAGTGCCATGCTATCTTGTTTAACGGCTTCTTTTATTATATCTTCATCATCACGTAATCTATTAGATGCATAATATAATGGATATACTTCATTATTATTATATATATATTCTAACCTATAACCATATTTTACTGCATCTAATACTATTTCTCTATCATCTTGTAATCTGGATGATGCATAACGTAATAATACACCATTTTTTTTAATTGCATTCCATACAATTTCTCGATCATCTCGCAATCTTCCAGATATGTAAGATAAAGCATTCGCATTTTCTTTAATAACTTGTAAAATAAAATCTCGATTGTCTCTTAAATTTTTAGATGCAAATCGTAAAATACTACCATTTTGTTTAACAGCCTCTATCACAACTTGAGCATCATCTCTTAATCTTTCTGATACATAAAATAATGACCAATAATCTTTAATTATGGAATGTAAAACAACTTCTTTGTCATCTCGTAATCTATTGGATACATAATATAATATATTATTATAATTTTGTTTAGTAATATATTCTAATATAATTTCTTTATCATCTCTTAATCTTTCAGAAATATATTGTAAAGAAATTTTATAATTCTTAATAACATATAATACATATTCTTTATCATCTCTATAATTTAAATTAAATTTAAAATTAGAATCTAAATTATCATTATTATTATCATCAATTTTATTTAAGTTCATTATAAATAAAAAATATTTTATTTTTACTATTTTAAATATTTATAAAAAATTAATTATTCTTCTTTTATTGATCTATTTGATACTCTTGATTTTTTAAAATTACCGATTTTTGCCATAAAGTCTCGTACTTCATCTATTTTTTCTGGTGTAAATGGTGGATAAAATAAATCATTTATATAAACATCTACATTAATTTCATCTTGTGTTATAAATTTAAAAATAAAATTTCTATAATTTTCATCATATATATAATTTCTCCATTTGATAACTATTGGACATATTGGAACTCCCGCATAAAATGCTCCTGTTCTAAATCTCAATAATGTTTCATTATTACCAATTGTACCTTCTGGAAATATTATTATTTTTTTCATTTTTTCAATATATTCTTTAATCTTGTTAACAACATTTACATCAATACCTCTTTTAAATACTAACAAATTACCTTTAGATGCTATTAATTTACCAATATCTGTTTTATTTATTGATTCACTTACCATAAATCCACATCTAAATATATAAAATAATATAAATGGATCAAAATCGTGAGAATGATTCGAAATTATTACCATTTTACTATCTACTTTATTTAACCAAGTTATTTTATTATTTAGTACCTTTATCGGATTATATTTAGTATTATCTATTATATTAATTTTAATATTAAAAGATTTGAATAATAAATCATTAAAATCTAAAATATCAGTTATAGTATTTGAATTTATTAATTTATTAAATAAAGAATTAAATTTTATTATATTAATTGGTAAAAATGCATAATTAATTGATGAATTATGGGGAAATCTTATTGAATTTATATCTATGCATTCTTGTTGGTATTTTTTATTTTTTAAAATTTGATTTTCAGTTAAAATTTTTTTAATTCTGGTCTTACATTCAGGACATTCTAAATAATTGTTATTAGTATTATTTAATTTATTATATTGAATATCTAATAAATATTTATTTAAACATGTTAAATGTACTATATGACAACATGGTTGTATACACATTATTTTATCATCTCTCATGAAAAATTTTTTGCAATAACATGAATAATTTACAATTATATCTTTTTTTTTTATTCTATTATTTTTGTTAGATATTGTTTTTTTCATTTATATTTATATTTATATTTATATTTATATTTATAAATATATTTATAATTGTAATTATAATTATCTAAAAATTATATTTTTCTAAATACATTTGTTCTTCTTTTATTAATTAAAGATTCATATGTAGTTCTAGTTGCTTTTTCACCACCAATATCTACTTTTTTGCTATTTATTTCAATTTGTTCTTTATTTATTTGATTTTCTAAATTTTTCTTATGTAATATTAATTTTTCAATTAATATATCTGCCTTAATTTTATTATCATCTATATTTTTATTATTATTAGTATTATTAGAATTATTAGAATTATTAGAATTATTAGAATTATTAGAATTGTTAGGGTTTAGATTATTATTTTCATTAATAACTTGAATATTTTTTTTATAATCTGTATGATATTCGATATTAAAATCAATTAAAGATTCAGAATCATTTATTTTATTATCTAATATATTATTTAATTTATCATCTAAATTATTTTTATTAATAATATTTTTATTATTATGATTATTGTCTAGATTTTTATTATTATTATTATTATGGTTATTAGAATTTTGATAATATATTTTTTTTGTAGAAAAATTTTTAATTAATTTATCATGATATTCTAAATTTTTAGTATTTTTATTATTAATAATAATTTGATCATTTATAATTTGTTCTAAATTTAATATTTTCATTTCTAATTTATTTAATTTTTCAGTAATATTAACTATAATTTCACTTGTATATTTTACAGTATCTATTAATATATCACCATCATCTAAATTTTCCATTACACAAAAATATATTAATATGTTATATTAAAATTATAATTAATTAACTTATTATTATAATTTAATAATTTTAATGTGTTAAATTTATAAAACTTTTATATATTATTAATATAAAATCATGTTTACAGTATTAAATATTATAAACTATTTATCAGGAAAAATTACCAATTCATATGTACTAATTTTAATATCAATTTTAATTTATTTTTATTTAATATACAATTTTTATGATTCATTTATCACTAATAATTATATTTATACTATAACTTTATTTCTCCTTATGTTAATGGATATTGTTAGTATTATTTATATTTTCTATAATAATGAAGGTCATAATGAAAATAATGAAGATAATAATCTTTTAAATAAAAATATAAATCAGTTAAATATAATTAATTCTGATAAATCTAATAAATCTAATAAATCTAATAAATTAAATAAATTAAAAAAATCCAAAAAATCTAAAAAATCTAAAAAATCTGAAAAAATAAAACTTAATGATAATATTAATAATATTAATCAGGAAAATATAATTACTGATGTAATTTCTATTTATGATATTAATAAAGATGTTTCTTTGCAAACATTTTAACATAAGTTGATATTATGAAAATCATAGTATCACATAATTATAAAAATATTAAGATTGTAAGTAAGATTCTATTTCTTCAACACTCTCTTCATCACTATTTTTTTCTATACTTATTTTTTTTTTGTTTTCTTCTTTTTTTTCAGAAATATCTACTTTGTCATTTTTACTTAATTCATTTATCATTTCATTTATTTTTGATAAATCTAAATTTTTTAAATTATTTATATTGGGTGTAACATTACTATTAGTATTTATAGTATTTGTAGTATTAGTAGTATTAGTAGTATTAGTAGTATTAGTATTTACAGTAGACATCATTTTTTTTATATTTTTAGATTGTCTCATTTGGCTCATACTATTTGTTTTATTTCTTAATTTTTGTTTAAGATTTTCACGATGAATTTGTCTTTCTTCAGGTGTCATATCCTTAATATCTTTACTAGGTGTTATAGGTTTTTCTGGTTCCTTGGGTCCATATTTAGCCATTAAAGAGGTTAATTTAGTTTTTTCAGCAGGACTAACCTTAGGTATTTTTCCATTTTGTATTTGTGTAATATATTTATTCAATATATTAATATCATTTTGATTAACATTTGGATCGTTAGAAAGTCCTAATTGTTGTAAAAGATTAATATCCATATATTAAACTAATATATAATAAAATTTAAGTTAATTCTTATTTGAATCTAAAATTATATCAGATTTAATTAATTTATCATTTAAAAATATTTTAATAATTTTTACAATATCATGAAATTTAATTTTTTTACAAATTTTATAAGTAAATTCATCAATATTAAAAATATAAAAATTTTTTGTAATAGAACTTAAATAAGAACCTATTTCTGAATGTAAGTTTGAAAATGGTTTTTTTAAATCTAATAATATACTTTTTTTTAAACTAGAAAATTTTTCATTATATAATTCTTCATTTTTTTTAATATCTTCTATCATTGACTTGTTGAAATTATTTATTGATTCTTTTATTATATTAATTTTACTAGTTGATTGTACTAAATAATATAATAATATTAAATGATCATTATTTCTAAAAAAATGTACAAATCCACATTTTACTATATATCCTAATTTATCTATAGTTCGTATTTTATCAAAAAATGGTTCGTTTAATATTTTGGAAGCAATGTAACACATTAATTTAATTTTAATAATTTTATAGACAAAATCTTTATTAAAAATATTTTCATGCAAATTATTAAATTTTTTATTATATATTATACCATATTGTATTAAACAATTATTTATTTCTTTATCATTGAATTCACTATCTTTTAATTTATAATTTATAATATTATATTCTATTTCATCACATGATAAATTTTTAACATAAAATTTATTATTATCTAATGATATTAAATCTATAATATTATTTAAATAGCTATCGTTTTTAAAATCATAATTATTAGTATTATTTAAAACATTTTTATTATTTTTATTTTTATCAATACCTATTATTATGAAATATTCATAATTATATAATAAAGATTCTTTCATAATAATATTTTTAAAATTATCAAAACTTAATTTTTGAATAAATTCTAGTTCTTCATCTGGCTTTAAATAATTAGATATTATATTTATTAAATAATTTGTACATAATTGATTGGGTGATGAATATTTTTTATTTTTTAAATTTTCAATTAAATCTCTTTTAATTTGTAAAAAATATTTTTCAGTATTAATATTTAAAAATAAATTATTAATATTTATCATTTTATTTATTTCATTAATAAATATATTTATTACATAAGTTAATCCACTATATGAATATATTAAATGACCATTAAATATTGATATATTAAAATTACAACAATATGCACCCATTGTTACTAAATAATAATTTAATATTTTAAAACACAATGAAATGTAGATTGATGTTATAATACTTATTTTTTCATTTAATAGTTTATTATTTTTTCTTATTACAATAATTGAACAAAATGGTTTTTCATATTTATTAGTTTCCAGTAAATAAATTTCTTTATTAAGATTTTTATATACTAATTCTGGTAATTCTTTTTTATTTATTTTTTTTAATAAAGTATATGTTTCAATTTCAAAATTATTAATTCCAATTATATTTTTTATATTAAATTGAAAATTATTTTTTTTTGTATTTTGAATAATATTTGTATATTCTGATATATAATATTTAGTTTCATACCATTTACTTTTAGTAAAATCATTATTATTATTAATATTTACATTTGATGTTATTTTAATAATATTATTAGTAATCATATTTATAAAAATATCATATGTAGTTGGTAATATAAAATTATTAATAATATTATTTCTTAATAATGCTAATTTTAAATCTCCATACATCATATTTTCAACTACTTCATTTGAAATATTACTAGCTGATCCATAGTCACTATACATTGCATGTAATAATTTTATTTTTTGATAATTTTTATATAATAATTCAAATTGTTTAACATCTAAATTTTTAATGTAATCTAAATATGAGTAAAATTGCGAATATACTTCATTTAAATTATCTATATTATCATCTATTAACATAAAATTTACATATATTAATGCTTTATCATCAAAATAATATTCTACAGATACGCTAATATTTTTAATTAAATTATTCTCTAATAAAAAATAGGATAATGATTCTTTATATTCATTTCCAATTAAATATATAATAAAATTAATTACCTCATAATCATCTTGATTTTTTTTATCACAATTAACAAATAATAATATATTTAAAAAATTATATTTAGAAATAGATTTGTATACTATTAAATTTTCAGAATTTAATTCTATGTTTTTTTTTTCTAATAATTTCTTATCTATTTTATTTTCTTCAATATTAACAAAATAAATTATATAATCATTTATCATTTCATCTATTGATTTACTATCAACTATACATACATACATATTATCAGTTTTATAATATCTATTATAATATTTAAGTATATCTTCCCTAGTAATATCTTTAAGACTTTGATTATTACCTGTTCCAAATTTGGTGTATTTACTAGATTTTATAAATTTTTTTAAAATATCATCCATGATCCAATAATCTGATAAAATATTTTTATCATGTTCTGAATTTATTATTTGCATTTCAGATTTAATAAATTTTTCATCAAGTAATGGTTTTTTAAAAAACCATGATAACATTTCTATTCCTTTTTTTAAAAAACTACTTTCTATTTCTAAATAATAACATGTAATATTATCTCCAGTAAAAGCATTATCCATACCACCACACACACTTACATAAGAATGATATTCATTTTGTAATGGAAATTTTTCAGAACCCATGAATAATAAATGTTCTAAGAAATGTGCTGTCCCTTCAAAATCATCTTGTAAATATCCAGCATTTATACCAATACTACAAGAAGAATCATAAATATTTTTATCAGAAATAAGAACGACTTTTATACCATTTTTTAGTATTAATCCTTTAACTTCCCGTTTATCATTAATAGTTTGAGAAATATCAAAATATTGAAAATTATTTAAATTATTTAAATTATTTAAATTATTCATATTAACCATATAATATATAATTATATATATATATTTATATATGGAATTATCTATAATTAATCAAACAAAAAAATTACTAGACGAAACAATTGAAAAATATTATGATATTAATAATAAATATTATAAAGAAATATTAGCATTTCTTAATAAGTTATTTGATGAAAATGCAGAATCAATATTAAAAATTAAATTTAAAAAAATTACATTAACTGACGAAATACTCGTAACATATAATAACATCATTGATAAATATAATTTAAACAAAAATATTTTTGATATTGAAAATTTTAATATTAATGATATTACTGATTTTTCAGATATTATTAATATTGCTATTACTATTTCTAATAATCTACTCGATAAATTAAATTACCAAATATTTCAAATTTATATTAATAATAAAAAAAAATTAAAAATTAAAA